CCAGAGCGTAGTTATCACTGGTTGCGGAACTCCTTTTAATGGTACTCGTACGGTTCTAGCCGGCGAAACTGAATATACTTTTACTGCAGATATTACTAATGCAGACATTATCGAAAAGAACGTAATCCCAGCAGGTACGGCTACGCTATCCGGAGCTTCTACTTATGTAGGAGTATCAGCGGTCGAGTCTGCAGTCCTCGTAGTTTCCGTCGAGGTGTTCCAGTCACGTACCGCTCCTGGCGGTCAAATCGAGGGCGTAGACTTCTCTCCTAGCCCTTACCGTATGGGTCGTAGCCTCTATAACCGTGTAGCAGGACTTCTCGGCGCTTACGTAGATGTAGAAAGTATCGCCCAGTGACCGCTTCTACGATCTTATCTGCAGTTCGTACTCCACTAGCTACGGCTATGTCTGGAGTTACTGCAAATATCTATTCTTACGTTCCAGAAAGCGTTCAAGTCCCAGCCGTAATGGTGGTTCCAGATTCGCCATATATGGAAATGGAAACAATCGGCCAGAGTACCTTCCGCGCTAAATTGAACTTTACTATCACCTGCGCGGTCGCTTATCTGAGCAATCCAGCGAGCCTAGATAACCTAGAGCAGCTAATAACAAGTGTTGTAACCCGTATCCCAGCAGGCTATGAGGTTTCAACGGTCGAAAGGCCAACAGTTACACAAGTAGGCGCTAGCACACTGCTGGTCGCAGATATTCGCGTGAACGTTCGTTACACGCAGACAAACTAAGGAGAACCCAAAATGGCAACAACCGTTATTACGGGGCGCGACCTAACCCTCACCATCGCTACTACTTCGTACGATGCCCAGGCTACTAGCGTCACTCTTACTAACACACCTACTATCGACGTCTTCCAGACACTCGACGGTAAGGCTTACAAGCACACAGACGATCAGTGGGAGCTTGCTATCGAGCTTCTCGCAGACTGGGGCGCTTCAGGCTCACTATTCGAGGCTATGTGGAACGCTGCAGAATCAGCACCAAACACTACTCTCGCAGTATCATTAACTGCAGTCACAGGCGCGGTATTTACTTGCAACGTATTGCCAGTATTTCCTTCAGTCGGTGGCGCAGCACCATCAGCACAGACAGATTCTTGGACACTTACAGTCGTAGGTATGCCAGCCGAAACCTTCAGTTAAAAACTGAGAACGGGAGCAAACAATGAAAAAAGAAATCACAATTAAATATATATCTGGGGATGAGGCTACTTATGTGGCCTATCCGCCAGACTTCGCTAAATGGGAAATGGCAACTAAAAAGGATATCTCCCAGTTCGCTGGGATGTGGGATATTCTCTTCGTAGCGCATAGCGCGATGAAGCGAGAAGCCGCCGGAAAGCCAGTTAAAACGCTGGAGATCTGGATGGAGTCAGTAGTCGATATTGAAGTAGGCACTGATACCCCAAAAGCCATAAGCGCGGAAGCATAGGCCGTTTACTTGTAGAGCTGGCAATAGCCACGCAAATACCTATGAGTGAGTGGAAGACTGCAGAAGACATATTAACGGCTATAGAGATATTGGAGGCTCGTAATGGCAAGTGAGGGAATCACCTACGATAAAGGTGATCTCAGAGCCATTATTCAAGCCTTTAAGGCTATGGACGACGCGGCGGTGGAGGAGGCCAAAAAGGAATCCTCCGCCCTCGCGGAATATGCTGCAGGTGAGATTAAGCAAGCCGCCGGAAACCGTATCGTTTCTGGAACTGCCGCGCAGAGAATCGCAGATGGAGTTAAGGTGAGCAAGACCTCAAAGGTGGGCGAGTTCTCTTATGGATTCGCTCGTCAGAAGTTTTCAGGCGGAGGTTCTACTTTAGATCTCTTGTACGGTATGGAGTTCGGCTCTAATCGCTATAAGCAGTTCCCTAATAGAACACCAGTAAAGGGCAGAGGAAATGCTGGCTATTTCATCTATCCAACTCTTCGCCGTATTCAGCCAGAACTTATTGCAAAGTGGGAAGCCGCTTTCGACCGCATCTTAAAGGAGTATGACTAATGGCTGGCAACAGAACGCTGAAGTTATCCATCCTTGCAGATGTAGATGATCTTAAAAAGAAACTCGGAACCGCCGATAATGAGGTTCAAGGCTTCGGAAGCAAACTAGGTAATTTCGGTAAAGTAGCAGGAGCGGCTTTCGCAGCTGCAGGAGCAGCGGCAGCGGCATACGCCGGCAAGTTGCTTATAGATGGCGTTAAGTCTGCTATCGAGGATGAAGCGGCTCAGCTACGCCTTGCTACTGCCCTAAAGAACGTCACTGGCGCTACAGACGACCAGGTAGCGGCTACTGAAGGCTATATTACTAAAACTACTTTAGCCACTGGCGTAACCGACGATGAACTTCGCCCATCTCTTCAGCGACTCGTAACTGCGACTAAGGATGTAGCAGAAGCCCAGAAACTCCAGGGTATCGCTCTCGATGTATCCGCTGGTTCAGGTAAGTCACTCGAAGCCGTTTCTAATGCTCTTGCAAAGGCTCAGGAAGGCAATACTGCAGGGCTTGTAAAGCTCGGTATTGGACTTTCAGCTGCAGAACTTAAAACTATGTCGATGGAGCAGATCACTGCTAAATTGGCTGAAACCTTCGGAGGACAGGCTGCAACTCAGGCCGACACTTTCCAGGGCAAGATGCAACGCCTAAAGGTCGCTTTCGATGAAGGTAAGGAAACCGTCGGAGCCTTCGTTCTCGATGCTATTACGCCTCTCGTAACTGGACTTGTAAATAACGTAATCCCTAAAATCTCAGAGTTTGCAGATGAACTAGGCAAGAATCTAAAGCCAGTAATGGAAGACGTTTCGGTATTCGTTAAGGATACTCTGGTTCCAACTTTCCAGGCTCTCTGGGATTTTATCTCTAAGTATCTTCTACCTACTCTTCAGACTATCCTCGTTCCAGTAGTTAAGGCTCTATTCTCTGCTTTCGCTCAGGTAGCAAAAACTATTGAAGATAACCAGGACAAGTTAAAGCCTCTCCAGGAACTATTTAAGGGCTTTGCAGCCTTTTCTCGCGACGTTTTAGCACCTATCCTCGGAACAGTCCTAGCAGGCTCCCTAAAGGCCGTAGGAAGCGTTCTATCTACCATTATTAGCGGTTTCGCTAGCCTTGTAGGCTTTATTAACTCAGTCGTAACTGGTATTCGTAATATCGTAGATTTAGTTCGTAATAACCCTATCGTTAAGGGAATCGGCAACGTAATCGACTCCGTATTCGGTGGAGGTCGAGCAACAGGTGGCCCAGTAACTGCTGGCACTACCTACCTTGTAGGCGAGAAGGGGCCAGAACTCTTTACACCTAATACCAGTGGAGCAATCGTTCCTAATGGCGCTATGGGTGGCTCAGGTGCGACTATTAACCTAACCGTTAATGGCGCTATAGATCCAGAAGGAACTGCTCGTACGATTATCGACGTTCTCAACCGTTCAACGGCTCGCGGAACTCTCGGTGCTGGAGCGTTTAGCTACGCATGAGCCAGTGGACTCCAGAGTGGGCTATAAGCGTTAATGGCTACGGCGACTACACAAACTTAACGCTCGCGAACCTCACCATATCTTCGGGCCGTACAGATATCTATAGCCAGCCACGCGCAGGTTATGCAAACCTCCAGATATTAAACCTAGACCTAGCGCCTATCGAGTTTGACGTAAACGATTCAATTACCATTAAGGTAAAGGACTCTAGCGGAACTTTCGTTAACGTATTCGGTGGAAGTGTGACCGACCGCACAGTAGAGGTTATATCTTCTGCTCCAGGACAAGTTAACGAGGTTATTACCCTTACTGCTCTCGGAGCGCTCGCTAAGTTGCCTAAAACTATTATCGACGGCACTCTTAGCAAGGACTTCGACGGAAACCAGATTTACTCAATTCTTAGCCAGACTCTATTTAATACATGGAGCGAGGTTCCAGCTGCTCTTACCTGGGCAGATTATGATCCAACTACTACATGGTCTAACGCTGAGAACTCAGGGCTAGGCTCTATCGACACTCCGGGAAATTATGAACTTACGGCTCGCTCTGCTGATACTACTGACGTTTATAGCCTTGTTTCTGCACTCGCTACCTCCGGCTTAGGCTATCTCTTCGAGGATGCTTCAGGCCGTATAGGCTATGCAGACTCAACCCACCGAAGCTCTTATCTGGCAGATAATGGCTATGTAAGCCTTTCTGGTAATACTGCGCTATCTAAAGGTATTAGGACTATTCGCCGTATTGGCGATCTGCGTAATCAAGTAACAATTAAATATAAGAATAATGCAGAAAAAACTGCTACCGACCAAACTTCTATAGACGCTTACGGGCCACAAGCTCAGGTAATTACTACTAGCATCGAAAACGGTACAGATGCACAAGACCAGGCAGACTTCTACCTCGGTATTCGTGCTTATCCTCAGGACGTATTCGACTCTATTACTTTCTCACTCGGAAACCCAGAAATCGACGATAGCGATCGCGATGCGCTTCTCAATGTATTTATGGGCTTACCAGTAGATATTCAAGACCTGCCAGGAAATATGGTAAATGGTCGTTTTCAAGGATTCGTCGAGGGCTGGAAGTTCCAGGCTGGGTATAACCGTCTAGATATCACCCTTAACGTATCGCCAACTGCGTTTAGCTTGCAGTCTATGAAGTGGAACGACGTCGGCGGAACTGAAACCTGGAACACAATTAACACCAGTTTAGACTGGCTTAACGCTACAATAGTGGCCTAAAGGAGATATAAATGGCAACGACTACTAACTTCGGCTGGGAAACCCCGGACGATACAGATCTAGTTAAGGATGGCGCAGCTGCGATTCGCACTGCCCTAAATGGCGTAGATACTTCTTTCGCTGAACTAAAGGGTGGCACTACTGGCCAGGTTCTATCTAAGGCATCTGGCGCTGACCTAGACTTTACCTGGGTAGCTCAGGACGACTCCAACGCTATCCAGAACGCCATCGTCGACGCTAAGGGCGACATTATTGCAGCTACTGCTGCAGATACTCCTGCTCGCCTTGCAGTCGGCACTAATGGCCAAGTTCTTACCGCTGATTCAGGCGAGGCTACAGGTATGAAGTGGGCTGCACCTTCTGGTGGAGATCTAAAACTAATTACTAAGCAGACAGTTTCTGCAGCTGCGACTATAAATATAGATAACTGCTTCACCTCTACATATAAGAATTATTTAGTACGTTTCGTAGGTACTACTTCTGGTGATTATTATTCATGGCGTTTAAGAGCTGGTGGCTCTTCTAACTCTACTTCTAATTATCAGATGTATCTTAATCGCTGGAACGGCGCTGCAGCTGCACAGGTTAACCAGACTCAAATGAACGCCTGCGCCAGTGGTTCCTGGACTACCTTCGCAGAAATTAACGTCTATGAGCCGGAGGTAGCAGCCTATACGCGCTGGTTAATGAGTAGCCAGGGAGCAGATGCTGCTAATCTCGAAACTCGTCAATATATGGGATTTTTCTATGGAACAAATCAGTTCGACGGAATCCAGATGAGAATAGATAGTGGAACAATTACTGGAACTATGTACGTTTATGGATACGGAGAATAATCATGGTCGACGTTTATGAATATAATCTTGCTACAGATGTAGCAGTAGAGCGAGATTTTAACGAAGAGGAACTAGCTCAACTAGAACTCGACAAAGAAGCAGCGAGAATAGCCAGAGAAGAAGAAGAAGCTAAAGCTGCTACTAAAGCTGCCGTATTAGAGCGTCTAGGCTTGACTGAAGAAGAGCTGAAAGCAGTTCTTGGCTAATGAAGCCAAAGCTATGCGCTGCCGGAAAACAACTTCGGGAGCAAATCGACGATGCCTTCGCTGATAGAGATAGAACTTCGGATGGATGGATTGGGGATACACGCCACGCCGCGCGTCCTAGCGATCATAATCCCGATGTTAATGGATGGGTACGTGCCATTGACGTCGACCGTGACCTATCAGGTAAAGCAAAGCCGGATATCATGCCAGACCTGGCAGATCAGATTCGTATCGCTGGAAAGTCTGGAGAGAAGCGTATCGCGTACGTTATCTTCGATGGCCGTATCGCATCACCTCGCCTTAACTGGCGCTGGCGGAAGTACACAGGGAGCAATAAGCACAACCATCACTGCCATATATCGTTCACTAAAAAAGGTGACGAGGATGGTAGCTACTTTAATATCCCTTTACTCGGAGGTAAATAATGAAAACTCTCGTCGTCGCTAGCTTAGGCATTATGGCACTTCCTGCTATCCGCGCCGCTATTAAGTCATACCGCGCAAAGAAGGCTATCGCTGACGTAGCCGTAGATGCTATCGAAGCTGCAGTAGATGCTATCGACAATAAAAAATGACTCTAGTGGATTACTCTGCTATTGCAGTGGGAATCGTGACGGTTCTGACTGGTGTAGCTGCCCTACTGCGCTTTATAGTTCTTCATTATTTAGCGGAGCTGAAGCCGAACAGCGGCTCTTCGATAAAAGACCAGGTAAATAGATTGGAAACACGCGTAGATAAAATCTACGAAATGCTGCTATCTAGAGGAGAATAATCTCATGGCAAGGAAACGACCAGTAATCGACCTCGATACTTATAGTGCGTTAGATGCATATGCGATAGCGCTTAATGAATACTATAAATCATTGAAACGCGCTGGTTTTAGCGAGAAGCATATCTTCTGGCTTATTTCAGATCGTGAGTCTTTCCCGGACTGGATTATTCCGAACCTACCTAACCGGATAGATAATATCCCTTATGAGGATGACGACGAGGACTAATGAAGCGAACGGTAGTTATTCCAGACTTACAGTGTCCATATGAAGATGCGCATCTAGTCAATAACTTAGCCTTATTTATCAAAGCTTATAGACCAGATTCAGTTTTAACTATTGGGGATGAGATAGACCTTCCCCAGATTAGCCGCTGGCATGAGAATACGCCAGGCTGGTACGAGCAGACCTTAGCCGACGATAGAGATCGTACGGTAGACGTATTATGGAAATTAACCGAATACGCTAAAGAGGCTCATATGATCCGTAGTAACCATACGGATAGACTCTACAAAGTAATTATGAAGAAAATCCCGGCGTTCCTGGCATTACCAGAATTGCGCTTCGAGAAGTTTATGAAGCTCGACGAGCTAGGCATTAAATACTGGAGCGACCCTATGCCTATCGCTAAGGGGTGGATAGCCATACATGGCGATTTAGGAAGCCTTAACCCTAACCCTGGTATGAGCGCTTTAGGGCAGGCTAAGAAACACGGCCTAAACGTTATTATGGGGCATACCCACAGAGCCGGCAGAAGTGCCGCTACAGAGGCTTCTAACGGGGTTTTAAGGCGAGTTCTACACGGTGTCGAAGTCGGACATGCCATGAGCCTAAAACAGGCTAAATACGTAGCGACGCCAAACTGGCAGCAGGCCTTCGCCATCGTCAAAGAGCATAATAAAAACGTCCAGGTAGATCTCATCTACGTAGAAAAGGACGGCACTTTCATCGTGGATGGAAAGGTTTATGGGCGGAAAAGAAAGTGATCTCCAGCGCTCGCTAGACGATGCCGTAGATGAAGTAGAAGGTTCTGATATACTTTAACTCCGACAAAGGAGCAACCAACTGCGCTCTGGAGTTGTCCGCCGAGCCCCAGCCCTCGAAAGCTGGGGTTTCGTGCTTTAATCGTTATCAAACCGTTATCAAAATATGCTAGATATGTCTTTGAGCTCATGTAACGTTCTCCATGTAGGGGGCGGAATCCTCGGGCAATCTCGGGGTGGCTAGCTCCGCTCTCTACCTAATAAAGGGAGATATAAATGACTATAGCTCAGATTCTATTCCTAGCCTTTTTCGGCTTAGGATTCTTTCTAGGCCGGTATTCCGGCTATCACGATGGCTACGTAACGGGTCGCCGTGCAGTCCGCAAGTATTACGAGTCGCTCCAGCAGGTCGGACGATGAAGGCTAATGAGATCCTACTTACTGCGACGGACGTTATCAGTCAGCGAGGAGCCGTCTACGGTCATCCTAAAATTAACCAGGGTCGTATTGCATCTCGACTTACCCAACTCTTCGAGATTGAAATTAACGACTACGACGCGTGTTTGGCGATGGTCGAAATCAAGTTATCCAGAATCCAGGAGTCAAAGCTCCATATCGACTCATATTTAGATGCTATTGCCTATCTGGCTCTAGCTTGTGAACTAGCTACAGAAAAGGACGAGTTATATGTTTAAGTGGGATGAATTAGAGGATTTAAAGAAAGTAGCACTTGACGTTGCCGATAATGTTTCTTATGGCATTGAAGATAGAAAATTAAATGCGGTTTTAGTAGTTATTTATCAAAACGAGCAGATTCTTCGAGAACTAAAGTCTATTGGCTGGAAGCTAAAGGAGATAAACGACCGTGGCGTTCTTTAATCTTGAAGACTATGAAACCGTTGAAGAACGTCTCGTCAAGTATTGGAAAGATAATCCTGATGGGCGTGTATTCACTCGCTTACTTGAGTCTTCTGCTAGCCGTTTTATTGTCGAAGCTGCTATATATCGTAGCCATGCAGATGCTCATCCGTGGGCTACTGGACTCGCCGAGGAGACGGTACAGGGGCGCGGAGTCAATGCGACGTCTGCGCTCGAGAACTGTGAGACATCTGCTATCGGTCGCGCATTGGCTAACGCTGGATACGCCACTAAAGGCAAGCGCGCTAGTCGTGAGGAGATGACCAAGGTAGCAGCTAAGGCGAAGGCTGAGAATGCAATTGCTGAGGCTAAGGCAAAGATGGCAGAGACTGGCAAGGAGTACGTGCCTATCGCCAAGGAAGATGATCCTTGGACTATTCGAGAAGCAACACCGGCTGCAACAGTCGATGAAGCAGTTGCGATAGTCAAGGACATTATCGGTGGACAAACAGAGCGCGACATTCCTAAGTGCACTAAGTGCCAGACGCCTAAGGATATGACTTGGAAAACCGGCGTATCTACAAAGAACAAGAAGCCATGGGGCAACTTCAGCTGCTTCGCTTGTAAAGACGTTCTATGGTACGAAATCGCAGCCGATGGGTCATGGAAGCCTCAAGAGAGGAAATGGTAATGGCACACGATGAATTGCTGGCAAGGCTGGATTTATCTAATGAACATCTAATTCCCTACGAGGAGTTTGAGAAGCGCAATTCAGCCCTTCGTGCAGTAGTGGAAGGGCATACGCCTTTTACACCTCAGTTCGGGGGTGGCATAGATTACTGTTGGGCTGACGACAGGCCATACCCGTGCCCAACTATTCAGAAGATAACTGAGGAACTTAAATGAGTTTTGAGAACTACAAAGGTTATACACATTTTCCTTTCCCTTTATTTGTACTTCCTTTGTGGAAACGCATTATGTGTGCAAAGGAAATGCACTTATGGGATGAAGTGGCAACATCAGAAAGAAACTATCTAATCTGTGATGCTTGCGGTATTCAGGTAGATATTCAAGCTATTGAGAAGGAGTTGCAGTAATGGGATCATTAGAGTTTATGAATCAGGATGGAGAGTGGGAGAAGTTTCCTAGCGATGAGGAAATGCAAATCCTTAAAGAGTTGCAGGAAGTAGCAAACCCACCAGTTCATCCAGAGATCACTACAGTATGCCATCTATGTAATGAGCCTTTCCCTATGGAAAGTATCGTCGTCACAGGTGGTAATCCAGTGGCAGGCTACACTTGGTGTTGCCCTAAATGCCATGCTATAACTAGCACAGGGAAGGCATAATAAAAATGCCATCTCGACACCGCAAACACCGAGGTTTCCGTACCGAACGGGTCGTGGCTGATTATCTTCAGACATGGTGGCACGGAGCTGCGGTAGGACGCGGTAACGGCAAAGACATAGTGAATATCCCTATGGACATAGAAGTAAAGGCCAGGAGCGCCTTTCAGCCGTTAGAGTGGCTTCGACAGGGTCGGAAGCGCACGGAGAAGACCGGAGAGTTATCTCTGGTTGTGTGCCGTATGAACGGACAGGGCGAGAACCCGGAGGAGTATCTCGCTTTCTTAAAGTTCAGCGACCTTGTCGAGCTTCTCATAAGAGCAGGTTACGCAGATATTCAGCAAGATTCGGTAGAATTGTCTCCTGAACGATGTACGCAGTGTGGATCGTGGAAACTGGAGAACGTGATATGCCGGACTTGCGAGAAGGCTTCTAATGCCGACCTATGAGTTCCAGTGTGGAAATCAGGCCTGCGAGGCTAACGTCCATATCGACAAGGCCATAACCAAAACCAATGAGCAGGAACTAGAGTGTCCGTTCTGCCATGACTACATGAGCTTGATTTACGCTAATGCCGAGATATGATTTTAAGTGTCCAGAGTGCCTAAAAATGGAGGAAGTTAAGGCATCGTTTACAGAGGAAATCATCGCGCCTACGTGCTGCGATCTACCTATGAAAAGAGATTACTCCAATGACTCAACCGGATTTATCCCAGTCGCAGGCATGTACGCCAGAGACAGTCGCTGAGTGCAGCTTCTGCTCTAATACCTCAATTCCAGAGTTCGATATTAACTATTCTAGGACTGGTCTAGTCCATCACTGCAGGGCTTGCTATGTAGAGTATGGACATAACCAATGAAAACGACACGCGCTCTGACCAGCACTTTTACTAATGTGCTTGACTGCTCTGGTACTCTTCCGGCTAGAGCCCATCAAGGGCTCAGAGCGAGCCGCTTACGCGGTGTAGCTCGCTCGGTAGCCTTCGCTATTGGGATAGCTCTATCTATGCCTATGGCTAGTGCAGATGGAGGCTCAATAGAAGCAATTCATCCTAAAGAATACATAAGACTTATCTATTCTTCTAAGCAGGCTTTATGCTTAATTAAGTTATATGGAAAAGAATCAGCATTTAATCCAAAAGCAATAGGTAATGAAGACGGTATTAAGAAAGCCTATGGAATACCTCAGTTAAAGAACCCTATTATCAAAGACTTATCAGCTAATAAGCAGATAGACTATGGGATGAAGTATATAGATCATAGATACGATGGTAAGCCTTGTTTAGCATGGGCTCATAGTAGAAAGCATGGATGGTACTAATGGCTAAGCAATCAGCACTACGATCTAATGGCTCTACTACTCAATGGCGCAAACTAAGAGAGATAGTCATTAGAAGAGATGCCGGTATATGCCAGCGATGTGGGCTAGAAGGTAAGCACGTCGACCATATAGTGCCACGCAAGCTAGGAGGCGATGACTCTTTACAAAACCTTCAGCTTCTCTGCGTTCAGTGTAATTTACAGAAGGGGGCTAGGTTTTTTGATAGCGCTAAAACACCCATGACCCCCCCTGGTTCTTTTACCCCTAGAAACGGCTCTATAAGCCACTATAGCCTCGAAGACGACTAGATATGACTACTTCAGCCTCAAACGGCCTTAAATCGCCTCCTATGGCCTTACAGGGGGTTGTGGAGCCTCGTATATGGACTCAGAGCCCAGATTTACCCTCTTATGGCATCCAATTCATCGAGTTTTGCGAGTCAATTGGCTTTAAGTTGCTCCCTTGGCAGGAGTTTTTAGCCCACGAAATCTGCAAGGTGGACGAGAACGACCGCTGGTGGTTCAAGGAAGTAGGGGTGATTATCAGCCGTCAAAACGGCAAAAGTACGTTCATGCAGCTAATGATTCTATGGCGGATGTTCGGCTTAAACCAGAAACTTCAGGTACATACGGCGCATAAGTTGACTACCTCTAGCGAAATCTTCTGGAAAATCGATGACGTTATCCAAAGCCATGCGAGTTTAATAGATCGCTTCGGAAAGAAATACGAAACTAAAGGCTCCCAGGAGATTAGACTTAACACTGGCGAGCGTTACCTGGTTCGAGCCAATAATTCAGCCTCTCGCGGTATTGCAGCGCCCGACACTATCTACATGGATGAGGTTCGCGAGTATCACGATGACGAAATCTGGGCATCGCTTCGATTTACTCAGATGGCTACGCCTAATCCTCAGGCGCTTATCTTTTCCAACGCAGGCGATCAGCACTCAGTAGTTCTCAATCGCCTAAGAGAACGAGGCCTCGCAGCTGCTGCAGGTTCGGACGACCGTATCGGGTGGTTCGAGTGGAGCGCGGAGCCTGGGTGTGAAATCGACGACCCAGTAGCTTGGGCGCAAGCTAATCCGTCGCTGGGTCATACTATTAGCGTCGACAATCTCAAAGCGGCTATGTCGGACGATGAAACTATTATCCGAACAGAGCTTCTCTGCCAGTGGGTATCGGTAGTTAACCCGGCGATTAAGGAAAGTAGCTGGAAGTCAGCGGCTAACCCTAAACTGAAACTAGCACTCGATAAAACTACGTGGATGGCTATCGACCTTTCACCAGATCGTAGACAAGCTGCGTTAATCGCAGGCCAACAGGACGGAGATAATATAAATGTCGTACTTCTCGAAACCTGGGATAACCCGGAGAACCTCGACGCGAAGCATATCGCTAACGGCATCGCGACCTGGTTCCGAAAGTTCCCTACACAGACAGTTGCCTACTCTCGCCAGACCGCTGGAGCAGTTGCTGCGCTTCTATCGCCGGCAGGTATTCCTACTACGCCTATCGACGGCGTCGTATATGGTCAGGCTTGCGACGAAATGCTTTCCGCAATCAGTTCCGGACGATTACACCACGCCGACCAGCCAGAAATGAATAAACAGGTACTCTCTGCCGTTAAATTACCTTTCAAGGATGGCGGATGGTATCTAGGTCGTAAGGTTTCTAATGCCACGATCTGCGCAGCCGTCGGACTCGCTATGGTTTGCCACTTCGCAACACGCCAGGAACCAGATGTAGATATTTATGCAGGGTGACGTAGATTACTGTATAATTCTCCGATAATGGGAATCAAAGATATCTTTATTAAAGCATCCGCTCCAGCTCCTACGGTCGATGTAGCAGCAGGCCTCGGAACCTTCGATATTTACGGAGCCGCTCCTCTTTATGGACAGACCGTAATCGCTAACGCGCAAGAAGCTATGAGCGTACCTTCAGTCGCTCGCGCTAAGGGCATAATCTGCTCAACAGTTGCGAGCCTTCCTAAGCAGCTTTACGTAAAGAATACAGGCCAGCATCTAGAGCCTAACCGCTGCATTAACCAACCAGATCAGAGAATCCCTGGAGCAGTAACTTACTCTTGGCTATCCTTTGATATCTGGGCGCGTGGCGGTGGCTACGGTATGGTTAATTCACTTTATGCAGATGGTCGTATCCAGGACTGGTCATATATTCCGTTTGAGCGCGTTACTCCAGAGTTCAACGCTAACTACACAGAGATTATCGGCTACATGGTCGACGGAAAGAAAGTTCCACTCTCAGGAGTCGGTTCTATTATCTGGTTTCCTGGACTCGATGAAGGTTTCTTCAATCGCGCAGGTCGTACAGTTCGTGCAGCTATCTGGCTAGAGCGCGCTTCAGAGAATTACGCTAAGAACCCAGTTCCATCTATGGCGCTAAAGTCTACTGGCGCGATGCTTACAGGTGAGCGTATTCGCGCGCTCGTTAACGCTTTTACAAAGTCACGTCAGGAAAACACTACTGCGTTTCTTAATGCAGATGTAGATCTTCAGATTCTCGGTATCGACCCAGAGCGTCTTCAACTTACACAGGCTCGCCAGTACGTAGCGCTAGAACTTGCTCGCGCTGCAGGCATCCCTGCTTACTTCCTTTCAGCTGAAACTACTTCGATGACTTACTCAAACTCAATCGGAGAACGTAAGGCACTCGTAGACTTCTCACTTCGCCCGGTACTTATCGCAATCGAGCAACGCCTCAGCCAGGCGGACTTCGTGCCAGCCGGAACAGTCGTTCGCCATGATCTAGATGACTTCCTTCGTGGCGACCCACTACAACGTGCGCAAGTTTACGAAATCTTAAACCGTATTGGCGCTATGTCCGTAGAACAAATCCAGGAAGAAGAGGATCTAGTAAACAATGGAAATTAACTTCTCTATGAACGTCGTAGCGGCCGATGCTGCTACACGTGAGATTACAGGACGCGTCGTAACTTGGGGCGAGCAGGGCTTTACTTCTGCTGGCGCTACAATTTTCGAGCCACGTTCTATCGAGTTCGGTAAGAAGACGAAGCTCCTCCTAGAGCATGAGCGCACACGTCCTATCGGAACTCTAAAGAGCTACGAAATTACAGATACAGGCGTAGACGCTACTTTCCATGTCGCTAAGACAAGCGCTGGAGAAGACGCACTCGTAGAAGCCTCAACAGGCCTCCGCGATGGCTTTTCAGTAGGCGTTAAGGTCGACGCATGGGATAACCAGGACGGCGTAATGGTCATTAAAGCCGCTAAGCTCGTCGAGGTCAGCCTCGTCACAGACCCAGCCATTAACTCAGCTCGCGTTTCAAACGTAGCAGCTTCAGAGCAAACAGAACAAGTTTCTGAGTCAACCGACCCAGAGAATAACAACAACGAAGGAGAACCAGTGTCCGACACTACCGTTCCAGCTCCTGCCGTCGCAACTGAAGCGGTAGAAGCAGCAGCAGCACCAGTACAAGCTGCTCAGTCAGCACCAATGTACACAACTCCACGCATCGACCTTAACGTAACTGCAGGCCAGTTTGCTAAGGCTCAGCTCGCAGCTTCACGCGGCGATGCAGATGCTCGCGATCTCGTAGCAGCTCTTGCAGTTGCAACAGTCGCAGAAAATACAGGTATGGTTCCACCTACATACCTCCGCGATGTAATCGGCGTAATCGACTCTTCACGTCCGTTCGTAGATTCAATCGAGCGCGCAGCTCTCCCTACTTCAGGTATGAAGGTGTTCACTCCAAAGCTCGGCGCTCAGGCTATTGTCGGCTTGACTGCTGAAGGTGCAGAGTTTGCTTCACAAGATACTGCAGTTACTTTCCAGGAAGATAACGTAGTTAAGTTTGCAGGCGCTGGCGTTCTTGACCTTGAACTCGTAGACCGCTCAGACCCTAGCTTCTTGGATCTCTATATCCGTGAACTCGCTGCATCTTATGCACAGAAGACAGACGCTTACGCTGCAACTATCGCAGTAGACGGCTCTTCAGTTTCTGAGTCTTCAACACTTTACAAGGCTATTGCTCTTGGTATTGCTGACTCATACAACGTTACACGTTCTACACCATCTAATATCCTCGTAGCACCATCAGGCGGATACGATGGAATCGACTTTGCAGGACTTCTCGGAGAGGTTGACTCAACAGGTCGCCCACTCTATGCAGCTGCTGCACCTCAGAACGCTAACGGCCTCATCACTCAGGGCTCAACACGCGGTACAGTCGCAGGACTTGACCTCGTAGTAGACCCTAACTACGCAGGTACAACTTCTGGCGCTAATAAGATCGCTATGGTTTACCCACGTAACGCGATGCGTTTCCACGAGTCTGGCACTATCCAGCTTCGCACAAACGTAGTATCAAACGGCCAGCTAGAAATCGGCCTCTACGGTTATGTTGCAGTAGTTAACCGCTACCCATCAGCGTTCCGTAATATCCGTATCGCTTAATTCGGATAACCCTTAATCGTGGGGGGCGGCTGCTCCCGGTCGCTCCCCACCCATCTAGAAAGCAGGAGAAATGCCCTCAATCATTACCGTCGCACAGTTGCGATCAGTGCTAGGCGTTTCTTCTGCTCTCTACGATGACGCTTACCTAGCAGATATTATCGACACTTCAGAGCAGGTTATCCTCCCACTGCTTCAGACTTATTCTTCGCCAATCTCTAAGGTATCGCTGACTGATAATGTCGCTACCTTTACTACTACTCTTATCCATGAGTTCACAGAAGGCCAGAGCGTAGTTATCACTGGTTGCGGAACTCCTTTTAATGGAACTCGTACAGTTCTAGCCGGCGAAACTGAATATACTTTTACTGCGTCTATCACTAATGCAGACATTATCGAAAAGAACGTAATTCCAGCAGGTACTGCGACGCTATCCGGAGCTTCTACTTATGTAGGAGTATCAGCCGTCGAGTCTGCCGTCCTCGTAGTTTCCGTCGAGGTATTCCAGAGCCGTACCGCTCCTGGCGGTCAAATCGAAGGCGTAGACTTCTCTCCTAGCCCTTATCGTATGGGTCGCAGCCTTTATAACCGTGTAGCAGGCCTTCTAGGCGCTTACGTAGATGTAGAGAGTATCGCTCAGTGACCGCTTCTACGATTTTATCTGCAGTTCGCACTCCACTAGCTGAAGCGCTTGCAGGAGTAACTGCTAATATCTTTTCTTACGTTCCAGAGAGCGTTCCAGTACCTGCCGTAATGGTGGTTCCAGATTCTCCTTATATGGAGATGGAAACAATCGGTAAAAGTACCTTCCGCGCTAAATTGAACTTCACCATTACTTGCGCAGTTGCTTACAATAGCAACCCGGCTAGCCAGGACAACCTGGAGCAGTTAATAACAAGTGTTGTAACCCGTATCCCAGTAGGCTATGAGGTTTCAACGGTCGAAAGGCCAACAGTCACACAAGTAGGCGCTAGCACACTGCTGGTCGCAGATATTCGCGTTAACGTACGTTACACGCAGACAAACTAAGGAGAACCCAAAATGGCAACAACCGTTATTACGGGGCGCGACCTAACCCTAACCATCGCTACTACTGCGTACGATGCACAGGCTACTAGCGTCACTCTTACTAACACACCTACTATCGACGTCTTCCAGACACTCGACGGCAAGGCTTACAAGCACACAGACGATCAGTGGGAGCTTGCTATCGAGCTTCTCGCAGACTGGGGCGCTTCAGGCTCACTATTCGAGGCTATGTGGAACGCTGCAGAATCAGCACCAAACACTACTCTCG